GCATTTTGCAAGGTTGGCGCTACTGTAAGTTTCAATATCGATTGATAGTGTTTTCATAGGATTTCCTTTCTTAAGCAGTGGTAGAGGAGTGAACCCCTACCACCGCTATATGGGTATTTGCTATTAAGCAAGGAAATCGTCAAAGGAGTCGGTTGCGAAATCGGACTCAGCACTTGCCTTGCCACCAAGAGGCTCTCCGGCACGAAGGAGCTGAAGATTGTTAAGACCGCAAGCAATACCACGATTACCATTGCTGTTAAAAGCGTAGAAGCTAATGCTTGCACGACCGTATACGCCAGAGTATACTTCGGAACGAGTAAGTACGGGGTTTCTGTCAGCATCTACAATACCAGGGGCAGTTGCAGAGTTTGCATTGATGAAATAGGAATCTGTATAGGCAGGGTCATCGGGGCGTTCTACATCTCCGTCTCTCAAGGGATTTTTAATCAGAGAGAGTGCAGGAACGCTCTTTGCGTTGCCCTTAAGCTTTGCCTGACCTTCCTGGTACGCAGCTTCAATCGCAGCCTTAATCTTTGCTACTGTTACGGTATCAGACTTGGGGATGATAAGGCTGATAGAGTACTTGGGAGTGCCGCCGTTGATGGACTTAGGCTCCCAGACGTTTGCGTAGGACCAACGAGTGTTGGGACCGGTGATAACCTTCATAGGGTTGACAATTTTGTTCGTGTTGTTAGACATATTAGTTTTCCTCCATAAAATCATTTTTGGCTGTGTTCATTGCCGGGCGTTTATCGCTTTCCGGCACTAGTGTTGGTTTGCCTTGTGGCTTTTCAAGATAGGGAGCAAGGAGTTCTTCAAAGCGTGTTCTGCCGAGCATCTTTTGCATGCTTGTGATGCCGAGAACTTTGTGCTCATAGGGGTCAAAGCCTGCGCCCTCAACTGCTGATGCGACTAAGGCTTCGTTAGTGTATTTGCGAGTGGATCGTCCTTCGACTAACTTCCATCCGGACCACTCTTTTCCGCTTATAGCCTGTTGTAAGGCATATTCTTTGATATCCGATGCCCAAGCGGTAAAGGCATCAAGTTTACCGAGTATGTCGGCAATTTCTGCATCTTCGAGGAGAGCAGGGGGCTTGAAGTCGAACTTAGCAAGTTCAAGATTCGTATTAGCACGTTCTCTGCATTCGGCCTTAGCCTTGCAAAAGCGACAATGTTCTCCGCAACTGAATTCACCGAGTCCCTCGTAGGCAAGCTCTGCCTTCGGTACCACGACTTCTTCGGCCCACTTGAGGAGTTCATCCTTCGTGATAGAGTCAACGCTGATATTACCGAGCCTCGGCTGATAGATGTGCATTCGGATTTCTTCAATGTCATAGATGCCATCAAAGATTTCAAGACAGCCCAAGGAATAAAGTCGCATCTGTGTGTTACCTTCAGCCGATACCTCTACTCCGGCACCATGCTTGTAATCGCAGATATTCATGACGCCATCTGCAATCAGGATAAGGTCTGCTGTACCGAATCCTTCCTTGACCCAACGTGAGAAATCTACACGCTGTTCAATCAAGATAACCGGATCAGAGCATGTCTTTTTTGCCTCGGCGAGAAGCTCGGTTACATAGGAAACGTATCCTTGAGCACAATCTTCCATTTCTTCGTTGTACCAGGATAGATTCTCAACCGGGTCTTCAGTTGGAATGCCAAGTGCTTGTTTGAGTCGAGCCTCACATAAACTGTGGGCGCAAGTTCCTTCTGCAGCAAAATTGCTTCCTTTGTCTTCATAGTTCTCACATAACCTTGCGGAGGGTGGACATTTAATCCAACGTTCCGAAGAGGAAGCGGAGAGAACTGCGTGATTAGTCGGCATCGGTGATTACCTCCGCATCAGCAAGTAAGGCCTTGTAGTTAGCAGGATCAATCTGCGATAACTTCGTGGCGCCATACTTTTCAAGAAGAGAACGGACTTCTGCCGTGTGGCCGGTGCGAGACTTTTCTGCAAGAACAGCACGAACAGCTTCCAGCGTAGGCGCGACCTCTTCTTCAGGTTTATCACCGAACATTTCGGCTAAGGTATCTGCTACCTCAAGGATGGTTGCAGATGCACTTCGTAGGTCTTTGATTACCATATCCAACTCGCTGAGTTTGCCCATTAATGTTTCCTCCTTCTTTAGTTTTCTTTGTTCGCATAGCTAGGTTGACCTTCTTTGCTAGGCTTGCCGCCACGATGATAAAGTCTAAAAGTACCTCCACGAGTTCTTCTTCCTTTGTCATCGTGATTTCATCGTTTTCGTACATTCGTATTCACCTCCTGAAGGAGCAGTATCGTGGGGCTCCTTACGGTATACCACTGCACACGAGAATTGCATTTTGACGAAGGTTTTTGAAAAATCTCAAAAGAATTCGGAAAAATCTTGCTGGAGTATTTCTTTTGCTTTTTTTAAACGAGAAAGATATGTAGTGCGGGGGATTCCTATACGCTCTGCAATGGCACTGTCGGATAAGCCCTCCTCACGCAATTTACCAATAGTGATTGCCTCAGGCATGAGCGTATTTAACTTAAGGAAGAGCTCTCTCAAGCGGTCACTGTCTGCAAGAATATCCGCATAAAGGGGAGAGGGGTCTTCGAGTATATCCAGCCATGTTCTTTCGTCACCGTTGTCATCGTTGACGGGAACATCGAGCGAGTAGTTGGTGTTCCTGTGGAATGGGCAGGTAGCACAATCCATATCGCAGGACAGTTCTTTCTTTTTAGGGCACACACAGTTTCCACGACGCTGTTGCTTCATACGAAATGCGTGAATATCTCGGTAATAATTATCAAATTCTTCTTTGGTGCAAGGGATGCGTTCCTTGGTGGAACGAAGATAGATGTAGTATTGTTTGTTTTCATTGTTTGTCATTGTATTGACTCCTTTCAGATTTTCATTGATTTGAAATCCGTCCAGAGTCGCAAAATCCGCCATAAACAGAAAAGACGACAGGGTGAGACCCAGTACTCCCGGTGGAGTGATGAGTCCCGCACTGCCGTCTTGCGTTCTGGCGGATTATTTATGTGTTATTTAGGCTGCTTTAGGTTGGAACTGCTCGATTTTGAGAGTGCCATCAGGGTTTGCGGTGATACGAGTTATGTAGCCCTTATCGGCGATTATTACTTCTTTGCCATCTAGGCTACGGTCGCATACACGCTTGTCTCGCAAGTTCTTGATTTGCTCCATAGAGATCCTCCTTTCAAAATAATGTAGGTTTTTTCGACTTTTTTCGTTTTTCTACTACCAAAATTATATCAAATGTGGTATGATATATTCAAATCCTTTGATTTCATATCAAAAACGAATATTAATATCGAAAAGGAATATAATTATGTCAGAATTGAATTTCGATTTGTTGAAAAAGAATATTAAAGCGCTTATGGATAAGCATGATATGACACAAGCTCAGTTTGCTGAGATAGCAGGTATGACGCAACCCAACTTGAGTAAAGCGTTAAGTCCAAATGAGTCTAAAGAGTTCACCCTAGAACAGCTATTTAGGATTGCTCAGCATTTCAAAATCTCAATTGATGAGTTGACCGGAAATCGTTCTGCTACCGATGCGGCTATTAGTCCTCGTGCAGTTTTCAAATTTTTAGTTGATTTGCTTTGTACTGGTATGATGCGTACAACTAAAGTGGTTGAACAAGAGGAAGTTTACGATTTGTTCGTTAACAATCATGGATACCCCGATTGTAAAATCAAGAAAGCTGATGTTACTTACAACGCACTTTATTTTCAAGACTATTATGGTATCTGGGATTTAGCTTTTGAAGAGCACGCACAAGACGATTTGCATTCAGAGTTTTGTATGGGTGGCAATGAATCTAAATACAAAAAGATGAATGAAGCTCTTAACAAAATGTTACCGATTATAAAACTCTATAGAGAAGGGGACATAGCCGAAGAGGCGTTCCACATGATAGTCAATGGTTACCTAGAACAACTGTCAGACAAATAAAAAACAGGCCGACACAAAACATACCAGGCATATTTTCCTGGAATGCTCGTGTCGGCCTGAACTCTTTTGGTTCCGCTCGGGCTGAGCCATATTCTTTTATAGTTAAGCGTGTCCCTCACATGGGGTCACTGCGTTATTGTGTTGATTCGTTAGCTATTTGAGCCACTTGAGTTACTAAGATACCAATAGGCACTATTTCGATATCTTGGCTTTTGGGACGTTTAATACGGAGGGCGCATTCACCACTGTCCGTTATTACCGCTTCGCCAATCGGAATGTGACATTTGGGGGTGTAAATCATCTTTTCTTTTCTCTTGTTTTCGGTTTTTGTCATTCATCGTCCTCCGTTTCATAATCCGCGTTTTTGTCAAAGTATATCATATCTTGTGAGTGCATGGTAGTGGTCATAAAGAAAGATTTGCGGTTTTCACATCCCTTGAGAGGGAACATGTACTCATTCACAATGCATCTGTTGTATGGATCAATTAAAATAAGCGTTGTATCCGCAGTAAATATTGTCTCACTGAATTCATCAACAATGATGTCAAATGCCTCTTGGTCTGTAACAACTAAGGAAAATCTATATGGTTTAAGAAAATCCGAAGCTGACATGGAAATGAAAGTAAATCGGCTCAGCATGTTGAAAGCTTTATGCCTTATATTGGCTGCATAAACTCCTTGGCCTGGATATCTATCTTTCGTGGTGAACATAGAATCAACAAACCAAAGGCGGTCTTCGTGATTATCTTCATCATCGTTGAACGCATCTGTAAGAATTAATGCGTCCGGACTAAGGAGCATTCTTTTACTTACATTGTATTTTATACCACCGAGGCGCACTTGTTTTCCCCTCGTAAGCAATTCATCTGCTACCGTGCTCTGAATAATATCCTCCATAAGCCTTCTATCGTGAATAATAGACATAGCACTTAAGGGAGTGTTTTCTTCAAGTGTGTAACCATTTGCCTTAGCAAGTGCTTCTAAGGTTACATTGCTTTCTGGCGATGCATTTCTAGCAATGGCTTCGAGAAGGTCAGGAGAACTTGCACCTTTATTATCCATCTTAACGATACGAGTAAAGGTTGAGGGGTTAGTTTCACAGAGAATAGCAAAATCCTTCATAGTCCTATTGCCTTTAGCCGCCAGTAGCAATTCAGCGAATCTCTCTTTATCTACTTCATGTGTCTTTTTGAAAATATATTTTTTATGCATTTGTAAACCTCCTACGTTTGCGTGATAAATTGTTTACGCAACCATTATACGCAATTTCCGCGCAACTGTCAAGCGGTTTTACGCAAATAAATATTAATAATTTGTAAACAATTGGGCTAATGATACATCAACCCAGGCATTTTTACGATTTCGCGCCCATCACTAGGCATTTTAAGATTGCCGAGAAGGGCTCCGTAAGTAAGTGCCTCTTTGCCAAAGCGCCCCCGAATCTCCTCAACACAATCTTCGAGTCGTTCACGACGCTCTCTTCCTTCATTATTAATAAAAAGGGAAAGCTGTTCGGATGAATCGTAGGGAATTAGGTCGATAGCTCGGATGGATACTGCACGTACATATTTGTACCATTTGTAGTTGCTCTTGAAAATGTGGAAAGCTGCTTCTGCTATCTCGTTGGGCAGTTGTGTTTTGAAGGGCAACTTTGCTTGGAACTGTGAACCGAAGAGGTCATCTCCTCGAATTGATATTTGAACGCCACGTGCAGACAGTCCGTGCAAGCGTAAACGATGACCGATGTCTTGTGAGAGGGAAAGCATAACCTTCCAAACTTCATCTGGAGTTTCAAGGTCGGAAATACAGGTGATGCCATGACCTACAGATTTAACGGGGGAAACGAAGTCACGATGCATTACTCTGGAAGTGTCCTTGC